GCTTGTAGCCCTGAATCGCGGCGCGGTTCTTCTCAAACGACGACTTGAACTCGGCGTTGAGCTGCGCCTTGGTCTCGATCGACGAGCCGGCTTCCTCGTGCTCACCGTCGCCCTTGTTGGCGGCGATGGTGCCCTGCGGGGCGAGCTTGGACTCGACGGCCGCGGCGGCCTTTTCGGCCTCGACCTGGAGGTCGCGCTCGGCCCCGAGCGTATCGAGCTCGGCGTTGCGCTTGCGGAACTCCGCGGTCTGTTCGGCGGACATCTTGTAGCCGCCGTCTTCCTGCTTGAACTGGGCGAGCCAGATGCCGTGTTCCTGCTGCTTGCGCGTCAGGTCGGCACCGAGCGCGAGTGCGCTGGGCATGGGGGGTTCTCCACATGAAGAAGCCCCGGTGGTTGACCGGGGTTATGGGTTGCTGGACGGAGCGAGCGTCAGACGGGAACGCCCAACCGATGCGCCTCCGCGAGCAGGACCTCGACCGTCACGTCGATGTCCTTCGGAGGTTCCACGAGCAGTTCACGAGCCGCCACGAGCTTCTCGCCGATCTCAACGAGATCCTCGACCGCTGCGCGATCTGAGCGGGAGAGCTTGCGCCCTTCCGCCGCCCGCGTCGCGGCGTGGCTCTTGAACCGATCGAGAAGCGCCGGCAATCCCTCCGAGTACCAGAGGACCTGCTCGACATACGGCGCGTCGGATGCCGGCGCGCCGCTCTTGATCGCGAGAGTGGAGGTGCCGACGCCGGCACCTTTGAGGACGGGGGAGACCTCGAAGACATCGAGCTTGCGGAGGCCCCGGACCCGCTTGCCGTCGAAGGTCTCCGGACCCGACGGCGGCAGGACGGCGTAGCCGTAGCTCCACTCCTGGAGGTCGGCCATCGCCTTCGTCGTGTGGTACGCGTTGCGGCCCTGATCGGTCTCCATGAAGAACGCGCCGTCGAAGATGCCGAGGTCGCCCGTTTCGCGGATCGTGCCCTTGCCGGTGGGCGGGGCGCCGTCCCACGACGTGTGACCGTAGGCCGACATCGGAACGGCCTTGCCGACTGGCAGGGCGCCCGGGAACGTCACGTCGTTGTCACTATCGATGACGTTGAACCGGGAGAAGGCGACCATGACGGAGCCCGCCTCATCGAGCTTGAACTCGATCGGCGTAAACGCCTTGACGCCCTTCGGCATGTCGCCGTGCTCGTGGCCGGCACCTGATCCGTGCACCGACTCATGTCGCTGCGCCATCTCGGCCATCGGCATGTCCACTTCGGTCATGCCGTGACCAGCGGGCGGCTCGGCCATGAGGTGCCGGCGCATCGCGTCAGGAGAGGTTGGCATCGCGGCCTTGTTCATCGGGGCGCTCCTGTGGCTGTGCCGTTCGTGTTGGCGAGGGCGACATCGGGTTCGAGCAGCAGCTCGGTCTGGACGGTCGCCGGGAGGAAGCCGGTATGCGGGACATCAGGCAGGCCGTAGGCGAGCAGGGCGGCCTTCGGGTCGTACCCGGCCCGGACGAGGGCCGCGACGAGGAGGCCGCGCTGGTTGGCGGTCATCCCGAGCGCGTCGTACGAACTGGCCGGGACGCTGTTGAGCGGGAGCAGGAGGCCCTGACGCTCTTCGACCGTCAGCGGATTGCGGTTCTCGATCTCCCGCAGCTCGTCGTCCGTGGCGAGGCCGTTCAACCGGAGCGCGACCTCACCCTCGACCCGTTCCTTGAACTTGCCCCGGAGCAGCCCTTCCATCAGGTGCTCGGTGAAGTAGCGCGGGTCGGCGATGATGTCCTTGCTGATCTGCTGTTCGATCCGCGTGACCGGCGGGCCGAGCGTGCCCACGACGTGATCGATGTTCGCCTCTTCGATGTTGGCGAACGTCGCCTTGGTGAAGTCGCTGAGCTTGTGCGGCGCCAGCCGGAGGCCCTGCGCGACCTCGACGGTGGACCACTGCTTTGACCCGAGGAACTGCGCGTCCTCCGGCGAGAACCCCATCGTGTCAAGGGTCATCCCCTCGTCGAGGATCGCGGTCCGCTGGGAGTTGGACAGGCCCGCGTGCATCTCATCCCAGCTCTCGACGATATTGGTCTTCGCCGTCTTGGTGAGCTGTTCCTTGCTCATGATCGTCACGCCCGGGCGGGCATTGTTCGCCAGCGTCCGGAGCCCGTAGTCGGTGGCGACGATCGAGCTTTCGAGGGCGCGGCGCATCAGCGTCACGCGGGAGTAGCCGATCAGCCCGTCGAAGCCCCAGCCCGGGACGTGGAACATGCGATCGGCCGGGATGATGACGCCGGAGCCATCGGGCAGGCGGTACTTATATTCGCGCTTCCCGGTCTCGCGGCTGATCTCGACGGTCATCCGGTCCGGGCGGAGAGGCCAGAGGCGCACCGGGACACCGAGGCCGTTCAGCTCTTTCTCGGCGTACCAGTTACCCCACGAGTACATGTGGGCGACGCCGGTCTCCCGGAAGACCATCGAGGTCATCTCGGGGTTCGGCGAGTCGTGCAGCATCGCGTAGGCGGGGTGCTCCGGAGCCCGCCGCTTGCCCTTGGCGAGCCGCTCGTAGGTGATGAGCGGCATGGACGCGATGTCCTCGGCGATGAGCCGGATGCCCGCCGTGAACGCGCCCACGCCCATCGCCGTGTTCTGGTTGACGGGGGCCGCGATGCTGTCGCCGCTGTAGCCGTACGGCGGTGCCCAGCCGGGGTTCGGGTAGCCGACGCCCGCCTTGAGCGCGCGGGCGAAGACGCCCATCAGCCCGCGCCTGCAATCCGCTGGGCGATCCACGCCTCGAAAGCGACCTCTCGCTTACGGGTCGTCTCGTCGGCGTCGTCCACGATCGTCTCCCACGGATCGATCCGGGACACGTACAGGTCGGTGCAGGTTCCGTCCTCTGCCTTCTTGACTGTCAGGGCGAGGCCCAGCGGCCAGAGCACAGCCCGGTTCACGTGGAGCAGAAGACCCGACTCGACGAACTCCTCGAGATCGAGGCGCGACCACTCAGCCATCTACTTGCCCCTGATGAGGACGCGCAGCGCCGCCCCGATCGGCGTGAGCAGGACGAGCAGGAAGCCGACGACGCCGAAGGCCGCCGACGGCTGGGCGAGGCCGATGAAGATGCAGACGAGCGAGACGACGGTCAGGACATCGCTGCCGTCGGTCCCGCGGATGAACCGCGTGAGGGCGACGTACAGCCGCAGCCGGGCGGCCCAGAGGCGTGCGGAAGGGGAGGCGACCGGACCGCTGACGGTCCCACGGCGCGTTGCGATGTGCTGTACGACATCCTCGGCGAGGCCGGCTTGGAGATCCATTTGTGACTCCTTGTCAGGCGCCGGCGAAGGTCAGTTTCTCTGACTCGTAGTTGCTGACGAACTTCTTGGACTCCGGCATGGTCATTGCCGCTTCGTAGGCGAGGACATCGGCCACGGCACCGTCAATCCGGCGGCGGTCCGAGCCCTTCACGAGGACGTACATCGTTCGGTCGTCATCGGCTTCTGACAGCCGGACCTTCTTCTTGTGGGCGGCCTTGACGTGCTCGGTCGCGAGCGGCTCGCCGTCGTGGGTGTGGGTGGCCTCGGCGATGCCCGTCAGCCATCGATCGACGGCAGGGGCGAAGCGGCGAGCCTGGTTCGTGTCAAGGGGCTCGACGATCGGCTTGCCCTCGGCGTTGTCGCCGTAGGCGGTCTGCCAGCCCTCGATCTCCGTCCACCACTTCGGCGGGTCGCACAGCATCCGCCCGACGCGGTAGGTGGCGAAGGCCGACGCAACGGCGGCATGGACCTCGGTCCGGGGGACGGGGGACTCGTGCGTCGGGAGCCAGACGCCGAGGTCGAACGAATAGCCGTCACGGGTGCAACCGCGGAGGACCGTGGCATCGGAATACTGCGAGCCGTCGAAGCCGATACCGATCTCCGTGCCGGCCGGCGGCATCCCGGTTGGACGTGCCAGCAGGTCCCACGCATCGGGGTCGACCGCATGACCGGCGCCCGCGACGAGGATGTTGCCGTAGAAGCGCATCGCCTCCGGCGCATCCTTCGTCACGAGGTCAGCCGCCTCGTTCTCGATCGCGTCGAGGTCGAGATGGCCGCCGTTCTCGCGGAGCACATCGGCCGGGTAGACAACGTGGTGGATCTTCCGCCGCTCCCGCTTGTCGCCGTAGGACAGCGCCGGCGGGGGCTGGATGAACTGGCGGTAGACATCGACCGCCGCGGACTCGTACTCCTGCTGGGCGATCGAGTTCTCGGCCGGGTCCCAGGCGTTCGACGTGAGCGATGCCCGGCCGCCCATCCCCGACAGGTTCCGCCACTGCGTGCGGGCGACCTTCTCCATCTTGTTCTGGCGGGTCCACAACCCGAGCTCGTCCTGCGGGACGAACGTCACGCGCTGACCGAGGCGGCTCTGGTTGCTCGAGGTGACGGTGTCGATCCGGCCCCCGCCCGGCAGGCGGATGAACTCCTCGCCCGTCTTGGGGATCAGGTCGTGCAGCGGCCCGTCGTCGATCATCGGCCGCAGCGCGTCGTACGTGTTGTCGGTCGAATCTTCCGAGAAGGCCGTGATCTGGATCAGCGGCGTCGGCCAGAGCATCCCGCGCGGCTCGCCCGGATCGTAGGCGTATTCCCAGCCACAGCGGCAGCCATGGTCGGCGCAGACGTAGCCCTCGTCCTTCCCCGCGAAACCGGCGAACAGCGCGGGTCCGGCGCCCTCGAGCGTCACCTGCGTCGCGATCAGCGGGTTCTTGCCGACCTTCTGCGGGCCGATGAGCAGCCCGCGCCGGTAGACGAAGGCCGGAGCGAGGACGGGGTTGTCGGGGATCCACGGCGCGTCACCGCGGACAAGGTAGAAGTTGGCGAGGTACTGGCCCTGGTACTCGTAGAGCTGGAACGGCGCGCCCTTGCGGAACCCGTCCGGCACCACGCAATGCCGCTCGATCCACTCGAGGGCCACCCACATCGCTTTCGGGCTAGGCGGCTCCACCCTCGATCGAGCGGAAGCGCGACTTCGGGGAGGCGCGGTCAGTGTCATCGGGGCGTGTCACCTGTTCAGCCGGCCTCTCGCCGTCGATGATCCAGCGGTTGCGGGCCAACCCGCCCTGCGTCAACCCGAGCTCGGCCATGTGGCGGAGAGCGAGCGCCCGATCAGATGCGGTTGCCTTGCGGTTCTCGGCCACGATCACCGCCCGGACGTACAGCGCTACCTCGACCTGCTGGCCGTTCGTCTCCCACATGACGGCTTGGGGTCGACGCCACTCGCTCTGCCACAGCTCCCGCTCACGGACGCCCGGGCGGGACAGCGGCCACGTCGGCAGCGGCCCATCACGGCCGGCAGCGGGGAGGTGGAGCCATTCGGTCTTGTCGCGGTCACGTCGAAGGGCGTTCGGGTCGGGGGGAGGACCGCTGCGAATACGGGCGCCGCCACTAGGCATAGCAGGTACAACCTTGTACAATCGTGCAATGGACAGCATCAGCAGCGCCGCGTTCAGGAAGACCTACGCGAAGCTCACCGCGCCGACCACGGTGACGGTGAACGGTCACCGGATCGGGACATGGATGCCGGAAGGCGCCTGGACCTCAGGCTCGGTCATGACCATGACGGCGGGGACGGGCAAACCCCTCGTGACGGACGACGTGCGGTACGACACCCAGCCCGTGCGCGCGGTTCCAAAGACCAAGGGCTAGCGGTTTGAACCTGACCGACCACGCGCAGAGG